AAAAGGTCGTCCCGCTCTTTGGTGAGTTTTGCAAGCTCTTTGATGTTGCTTTGCATCTTTACCACGTTTTCGGTCCGATTAGTAACAATGCGGTTGCTACTGTCTACAATGTCGCCTATGTTTGCAAGTCCTAAAAGCTTTTCGTTTTCGTTACGGTCTCGCAATTCAGTCGTTTTTGTGTCATAGTCGTATTGCGCTTGCTTGCCTTTGTAGTTTACTGACAATTCGTATTTATCACTATAACTGGACTTTGTCAAGTAAAATGATACTTTTGGATATGTCTTGTCTTCGCCGTTCATGCCCCAGTTTTTATATACTTCGGTGCCGAAACGGTCGCCCGCTTGCTTATTTAACCATGTTTCTAGTCGTTTATTGAATGGCTTTGTGCCATATTCCGGTAATGTAAGGGCCATCCATCCGAATATTTCCGCCTCTTTCTGACTGTTCAAAATTGCTGCTGTTAGCTGTGTCTTTAATTTGTCCATAATATTTGTGCTCCTTGTCTTATTGCTTAGTTATGTCGGCGATAATGTCGCCCCGACCATTTACAAGCTGTAAGCCTGTTGTAGTCTTATGAGTAGTGTAATAGGCAAACCATGTAGGATTGTCATGCTTACACTCTTTTAATGTTTGGTAAGTCTTATTGACAGACTCATCTAATGGTGATGTAATTCTATACATTAGAATTGTCCCCCATGTACGATTTTGCGAGGCTTGCGAGTGTAAACCCGCTTTGTTGAGTACTGAATGACTGAATACATTATACTTGTTGCTCCTTGCCCTCGCGGGCGGCCTTTCGGCCTTACTTATTGCTTTATTATTCAGTCTCGCTAGTTAGTCGCTGTACCGTTTGGCTTATTGCCTTGCTTGTCGGTCGCGCTTTTCGCTTGACTGTCTACAGCATAGCGCGTGTGGTGCATATTGTCAACACCCATTTGATTGATAATGGCGCAGGGATGTGGATAAATGATATTGCTTACGGTTGACAAACAGGGGTAGTTTGTGCTATAATGAAATAAAGATATGGCGAACGCAAACCCTAAAAACAATCAGCGTCTAGATCGTGGCAAGAATCGCAAAGCCGGAAACACGCCGGAATTAACGCCGGAAGAGGTAAGGGCTAAGCTTGCTAAGACTTATGGTATAAAGCCTAAGACGAAAGCAATGATAGACGATATGCTGAATGACCCAAAGCTAACACAAAGGGAAGCATATTTAAGACACCACAAAACGACTAACTTAAATACAGTTGATCGGGCTTTAAACAGAACCATGAATAAACCTAGTGTTATAGGATATAAAGACAGTGCTGTCAAGAAGGCAAAGAATCGGATAGTGCAGTTAGTGGATAGCCCCAACGAAACCATCGGATTGAAGGCAAGTCAAGACATCTTAGACCGTAACGAAGGAAAAGCAGTACAAAAGACTGAGAATACAACGCGAACGGTTAAAGTCTCGCTAGACCTCACAGGATTGCGTCTAGGCGCTCATTACATTAGACCTGAACAAATACAGGTCGGTGAGTAGATAGTACTGTCGCACAATAGACATTTTCAGACGTATTTTATAACACATTGACCTCTGTTAGTGTGTCAAGTTGGCAACAGCCATATGCTCCGTATGATATAAGACTAGCCAAAGAGTCGCGGAGGGTGACCGGTTTATACTACTGCTATTCGCTTTTGAAACCCGACGTACACCCCAAATCGCCTTGGGTCCCATCCCACCTTAGCAAGAAATCATGCCCCCCACATACAAACACCCCCATGTATAAAACCTCACACCCCCCGTGTTAAAATACTTACAACATAAAAGGGTACCCATAGATAAGCTATAGCCTAATACCCGTTCTATGTAGCAATTAGGATAAGGAGGTATATGCACGGCTACCATACCGGTAAGTATCACGGTTCTCGCATTATCTGCGTCCATACTTGCTTTGGTGCTATATGTATATTGTATAAGGATCACTGGGTATGGCAAAAGAAATGCCGTCTGCCGGGCGAAGTCCTGAAACAAAGATAGGTCAAGCGTACTGGCCCCAGCCTCAGATAATCGGCTCTCGGTCCTCGTCCCGTGGTGATCGGCCACAGAACTCAGACCTTGAACTTTTCTCCTCAGCAGGCCACTAGGCTCGACCTAATGACTAATGATAAAGACTACGTGCACGTTCGGCGACACTATTGCCAGCCTGCGCGGTTAGATACCGTGCCCAGCGGTCATGTAGAGACCCGACGTTCGTAACTGATTGAGTTGTTAAGAAAGCATGTTCGCGGTCAGTGACCGTGCCACTCGTGCCACCATTGGCTGCGAGGTAGGACATCCATGAATCGTACGCAGTACCCATCAATGATGCCGGAGCATTTGTATTGATCCAGTTCATTAGATTCGATGCTCGTACGGTGTTGAGGATGACTGACATATTCAGGGAGTACTGGTTCTTATATGAGGAACCAGCAAAGACTCAGCTCGGCCAATATCGGTGCCGGAGACTACGATTGGGAGTGTTTGTGTTCGAAACCGGGGAGGTGCCCTCGACTTCTACCTCTATTATACCAAACCGTAAGCATAATGTCAACTAAAAAAATACTGCCCCATAACTCCCCGTGAAAAACTTATGTTTCTAGCATAGAGTAAATCTGTTGTTATGAGGCAGCATCCCTTGCGGGTCAGGCAGTCGCAGCCACTATTGCCGGGATGTGCAATAATGTCTTTAGCGAACTAAAGATCCATATACATGATAGCATATAAAATCACTAAAGTCAAGAATTGAAACGTAAGCGGATTTGAGGTATAATGAGAATAAGTTTTTCCCCGTGAAGAACTCCCATACTCTAGTTTAGCGAGGTCTCACTGATCCCTCTCGAAAAAAAAGATCGTACTCCCACTGTCCTTTCACAGCTAGCAGCGACCCGGCAACGGAATGACACAACGACCGGACACAATGTGGAGCTGTCTCATCAGAGGCAGATAAGTTGGCTAGCCAGTGGTTTTAGCGTAGGACTCGCAGTCCACGGACGCAGCTTGTCACCAAACCCCAGCTGCCCAAAGTGCCCCCAAGTAAGTCCCAGTGCCGACCGGGTGTGCCACTCCCAGAACCCTACGTACTAACTAGATACACTCCCGTTCTCTGTGAATAGCGGCCAGACTCCCTCTCGCCACTCCTTCCACGGATAGGGGGGTTTATTCTCTCAAAAAATATTAAATCATTGTTAAAAGGAAACGTCAAATGTCTGTCACTATCTTCACTCGCAGCACATGTGCCCCGTGCAAAACCGTTAAGCTCTTCCTCACTCGCAAAGGAATTACCTTCTTAGAAAAGAATATTGACGAACCTGCAAATGCAGAAGAGTTTGCAAGAGTGGCAGACTTCCCCATGGTACCGCTGGTGTTGGTGGACGACCATAAAGTACAGGGTCTTAATCTCTCTTTACTCTCCAGCCTGCTTATGGTATAATGTATACAAAGAACAAAAACAAAAAGGAACTATAAATGGCAAACCTACATCCCACGGTAATATCAGCTGCCGGTAACTCCGTTGATCCACAAGCTATGCACGGCCAGATGGATGTCGTCAGCGACACCGCCGACCGCACCGTATTAGAGGGCGACTCGAATGTAATCTTCCTGTCGAACAAGACCTCCGGTAACCACACCTATACACTCCCTAAAGCTGGCACCGTCGGCCAATTAAACCGCAACGGTTTAGTCTATACCTTCGTTCTCGGTAACACGGGCACACAGCTGTTCATTACCCCTCAGTCCGGTGATAAGATTAGCTGCAAAGCATCTGAAGGTGGCGCTAACGTCCTGACTTCCGCCGGTGTCGGTATCAAGAATACCTCCGGTACACACGTTCTTGGCGACCGCATGACGCTCGTTTCGAACAGCACTGACACTTGGATTGCTGTCGAGCAATCTGGTACGTGGGCATCTCAGCCTTAGTACTTGACACGCTAAACCGCTTGTGCTAACTTAGAAGTAGTGAACTTCAATCCGTCAAACACAAACAAGAGGGTTACGTCTCTCACCAATGGGGTACTCGGACGGTCATATTCACTCCCAGCATACTATAGTACCCCACTATATTGACAAATCATAAGCAGTATGCTATACTGCGTCCATAGGCTCTTTCGGTACCGTTGTTCTGTCCTAGATCAGTAACCGGACCGTACGTATATTACTATGAGTAAACTCTGGCAACCATCAACCACCAATCCACAGCCCAACGACCTTGTCGTAGGGGTGTAGTGTAATGGCTGCACGGTAGTCTCCAAAACTACAAGACCGAGTTCAAATCTCAGCGCCCCTGCCAAAAGCGAGGGGCTTTTTATATATCAGGGTTGAGTCGCGAGGTGCGACGCCTAGCTTGGAACTAGGAGGTGGCTGGTTCAACTCCAGTGACCCTGACCATAGTGGTGTGTAGCTCAACTGGTAGAGCATCCGACTGTTAATCGGAAGGTTGTGGGATCATACCCCACCGTGCCAGCCATATTCTCCTGTCGCCTAAAGGTAGGGCGTCTGACTTTGGATCAGAAGATCGTGGTTCGAATCCATGCGGGAGAGCCAAACCCCCTTGACAAAACATAAGCGGTGTGCTACATTGAAGATGGTTTCAAAGCACCTTTTTCCGGTTCTCCCTTGAAAAACCGGTGGCGCACAAGAAGTACCTCTTCGTCGTTTAACAAGTTGGCTGCACGGCTAGGACCTTTGCTAAAGCCCGGGAGGGTAAGCACCGTCGGTATGTAACCATGAACCACGGATAGCTTGTCGAAAGACTGATGCGAAGCAATGACCCTAAAAACTAACACATCACTACACGCGATTAAATTAGTGCAGAGGGTTATCATGTAAGCTCCGTGGGAAACCACAGTACTTACCGAGAGGCGTTGGCTCCCCATTGCGGGGAGCTTTTTTGTATCTTGACAAAAGATGCGAAGTGTGCTACGATAGAGTAAACAATAAACATGAAAACAATGAAAAATGGCTCTGATACTCCCAAACCCGCACGATAAACAAAAAGAATTTCTCGCCGACCCGCACCGTTATAAGGTGCTGAACTGGGGTCGGCGTACTGGTAAGTCGGTAGCTGTCTGGGAGAAGGTCGTCCTTGAAGGGATGCTCCGACAGGGCACTTATTACATCATCGCTCCTACATATAAGCAAGCGAAGTCGATCTACTGGCGGGACATCTGTAAGCGCTACAAGGGCGACTTCATGACGTTTAACGAGCAGGAACTCTCGATCACCTTTGACCACCTGTCGGGCATCGAGATTCAGACCCAAGCCGGAAGAGTAGTGGTTAACCATGACCCCGACCTACCCCCTACCCGTATTGAACTGAAGGGCGCTGATAACCCTGACACCCTCCGTGGTACCGGCATCTCCGGTGCTGTCATGGATGAGTACGCCTTCATGGGGGATGGCAAGTATCTCTATGATACGATTATCCGCCCCGCCTTATCCGATAAAAACGGATGGGCTATTTTTATATCTACGCCGAATGGTGTCTATAACCACTTCTATGATCTCGTCCAAACGGCAATCGGTGACCCCGATATGTATTTCTTCTCCCACGCTACCGCTCAAGACAACCCCTACTTCCCAGTAGAAGAGTGGGACCAGACCAAACGTGAGTATGAGAAAGAGGGCAAGCTTGACCAGTTTAACCAAGAGTGGATGGCTGAGTTCTCTAATCCGACCCAACTTATCTACGGTGAATTTTCACGTGAAATTCACATGCTGCCCGACAAGGAATTTGACGCTCTGATGCCCCGTAACGGCACCTACAATATGACCATGGACTTCGGCATGACCGATCCCACGGCTGCCGACTTCGTGATGGTGGATTACGAGGGTACGTGGTGGATATATGATGAGATTTATCAGACCGACCTACACCTCGACCAACTAGTGTACGTCATGCGTGACAAGATGGGTGACGAACGCTTTAGCCGGATTATCGGCGACGGTGCCGCTCGCTTCGAACTGGAGTCCCTCCGTGCTCGACGCTTCCGTATCACCGGCTCCAAGAAGGGTGCTGACTCCATCTTCAATGGTATCAAAGAGTTGCAGTCTATGCTGAAAGTCCGTGAAGGTACCGGCAAGCCCAAATTATTCATCCGGGCATCTTGCAAAAACACCATACGAGAATTTGAGAGCTATTCGTGGATTAGAGACCAGTACGGTGAGATTACGAATGTGCCCGAAGATAAAAATAACCACGCCATGGACGCGTTGCGCTATCTAGCCCTAGACCGTGCCAAGCCCATGCAGCGAGAGAAAAGGAAACGAGAGTATGACCCCGTCACAGGACGAACGCTCAACTGATCTTGAGCCCTACCGCACAAGCGATACGCCATATGCAGCCTTTCTGCATTACAGCGGTCACAAAATTGTCGGATCAAAGCAAGACCCGAACGACTATAAACGTGAAGTAATGATCTTTATCTACAGTGATGACATCCCCGATCTGGAGACAGAGTGGCGGACAGGTAAAGCCGTCGGCGACCTAAAACGTTTCCACCGCTCGCTGAAGATAGTCAACCGCTTCGTAAATGAACAACGTAACAAGAGGGATAACTAAAATGGGTTTACTAGGAGGCATATTGCAAATTCCAGGCAAGATTGTTGGAGATATTGAAGACGTTATTAATGACGTTCTGGAGGACTTATAGATGGCAACTGTCGCCCTAAACATGATCGTCAAGGATGAACTTGACAACGCGAAGACTATTATCCATCATGCGCTGCCCTACTTCAATGAGGTTAACATTGTTGTCTCCGACAAGCCAACCGCCAATAAGTTAAAGAAGCTCTTCGACGATCCAACGCGCTATGACTCTGTAACGATCAAGTGGCGAGAATGGAACAACCGCTTCGACGAAGCCCGCAACGCCGCACTAGCCTTGACGCATACTGATTTTATGTTCTGGATCGACGCCGACGATTACTTCGACTTCGCCACTATTCCGGAGCTGCTTGAACTGGCCGTGAAGCAAGACCTTGACGTTCTATTTCTCCCTTACAATTATGCCCAAGACGAAGATGGCATATGTGTCACCCGGCAGTACCGTGAGCGCCTCCTGCGCCTCGATTCAGGCTTCACATGGAAGGGCTGGGTCCACGAGACCCCAATCTGGCCGACGATTGACTTCCGCCAGCACATCCTCGATTCTCCCGAAGTGGTACACCACATGGCTCCAAACCACACACAGGGTTCGATTGAACGCAATCATGCCATCTTGATGGAAGCCTACCGAGAGACTGACGACCCCCGCTACATCTACTACTTCGGTATGTCGCTGTTCACGAAGGGTGAGTATGAGAAGAGCATCTCCGTCCTGATGGAATACCTGAAGGTCGGTGGCTCAGTGGAAGATATCTACCGCTCACTGTCCGTTATTAGCGAGTGTGCTTACCACCTCGAAAAGTACGATCTCGCGCTGGAGTACGCCAGCAAATGTACCATCCTGAAGCCAGAGTACCCGATGGGTTACTGGCTACTCGCCCAGTACGAAGCTGACCAGAAGAACTGGGAGCAGGCATTGGAGTGGGTGAAGGTCTCCCTAACTAAGCCCGATCCCAAGAGCCTATCGGTCTGGGACCCGAGCGCCCGCGACCGAGCTATCCTGATCGCCGCCCAAGCGGAGTTCATGTTACAGCGTTACAACAGCGCTCTGGCGTGGCTGAAGCAGATTCCACGCAACCGCGATGCCCAAGAGCTGTTTGATGGCTTTATGGACGAGGCCGACGCAGAGACCTTCATCAATCTACTACCCCGCATCCAGAAATACTTCAGAGACCCTGCTGCAATGTACCTAGCTCTCTGCCACGACATAATGTACGATCCACGGTTGCAATCGTTACGCTTCACCGTTACATCGCCGCGCGTCTGGCCGGAGGACTCCATCGTTATCCTCTGTGGCGAAGGCTACGAGGAATGGGGGCCACAGACGCTCGACAAGGGCATGGGTGGCTCCGAAGAGGCTGTCGTCTACCTGACTCGCGAGCTTGCCAAACTTGGTTGGAACATCACCGTTTATGGGGAGGCGAACTGCCAAGAGAACTTTGGCCAACATTATGTCCGCTGGTTGCCGTGGCGTGAGCTCGATGTCCGGGATCAGTTCAACGTCTTCGTTGGCTGGCGAGCACCCCAGTTTGCCGAGAGGGTCACTGCCAGACTTAAGTTGGCCGACCTCCATGATGTTGTGCAGCCAGAGTCTATCAGCGACGATCCAGATATTATCCACATGGTCAAGTCGCAGTACCACGCTGGTCTCTATAACGAGAAGAAGCCCAACAGCACCTTCCACATTATTGGTAACGGTATCAAGAAGGAACAGTTCCATGAAGATACCAAGTAAGTTGAAGATTGGTGGTCATACTATTACCGTCCACGTTGCAGATCGCACCAAAGACAACAACTGCGGTGAGTGGGACCCATATAGTAACACGATTGAGTTAGACAAACGACAACCAATGTCCCAACTGGAGGTCACCCTCATCCACGAGGTGATCCACGCACTGAATATCAACATCGAACCACACGCGATGGTTGAGGCTCTCGCCCAACAGTTCTACCAAGTAATCGTGGACAACCACCTCGTGTTTGACGGAAAGGACAAGAAGAAGTGAAGAAGAAAGTAATCACTGGCGACGAAGCCAAGAAGCAACTCCTCGAAGGGGCAAAAATTCTCTACGAAGCAGTCAGCACGACGCTCGGACCGAAGGGCCAGAACGCTGTCATTGAAGCCTACGGTGAACCAATTGTGACCCATGATGGTGTCACAGTAGCCAAGTCAATCGAAGATGTTGAGGGCTGCTCATCGGGTGCCCGCGTGGGTATCGAGATGATAAAGTCAAGTTCTAGCCGGACGAACGATAACGTTGGTGACGGCACGACCAGTTCAACCATACTGGCCTACCACCTGATCGACAAGGGTATGCAGAAGATCGAAACCGGCAAAAATGCCATGATCCTGCGCCGAGAGCTCGATGTGGCTTCTGAGGAAGTACTCACCGCGCTCGACAAACTCGCCGAACCTGTCAAGACCGAGAAGGCTGCCATCGAAATCGCGACAATCTCTAGTGAGAATCCCGACATTGGCAAGCACGTCGGCCATATGTATCACAGTCTCGGCAAAGATGGCATGGTCGTAGTCGAAATCGGCCAGAAGCCGGTAATCGAGTATGAGATAGTAGAGGGTTACGTCTTTGACAAGGGCATCCTGAGCCCGATGATGATTACCGACCCACGAACCCAAACGACAACGATCAAGCATCCCGCCATCCTCATCAACCATGGCAAGCTGGGGTTGAAGGACGTTCTTGCCCTGTGTCAAGAGCTCTACAGCTCTGGCAAGGACGGCATAGTGATTATCTGCGACGACTTCAAGAATGATCTCGCTGACTGGGCGCTGACGCGCTTAGGCGAGTTCCAAGTAGTTGGCATCAAGTCTCCGGGCTTCGGCGAACAACGCATAGAACTACTACGCGACATCGCTGCCTTTACGGGCACAGAAGCGGTGGGTGGTATGTTGCCCAAGAAAATCACCGATCTACGCATCGACCAACTCGGTACCTGCGACGAACTCGTGACAAGCCACGCCGAAACGGTCATCACTGGCGGTCAGGACGTGAGTGAGTACATCAAGTCACTCGAAGGCAAAATAAAGATTGTCAAGGGTGAATTTGATCGCAGCAAGATCGAGAAGCGGGTCTCCCAACTCCACGCCAAGGTCGGCCAAATCCGCGTCGGTGGTAACACTGAAATGGAAGCTGAGGAGCGCAAGTACCTCGTCGATGACGCCGTAGCCGCTACGGAAGCTGCATTGAAAGACGGCATTGTGCCGGGTGGAGGCGTTACGTATATCGAACTTGCGAAGTCTCTGAAATCAACCACTGACGGAGCTGAACTCCTCCGAACTGCGCTAGAAGCCCCCTTCAAGGTCTTAATGACCAACGCTGGTTTGCGATACGGTAAGCAGCTAGAGCAACTAGCCCCCTATGCTTTCGGCATGGGTTACGACATTATGGATAATCCCGAAGAGGTAGTTGACCTCAAAGAACACGGTATTATCGACCCCGTTTTGGTGATAAAGCAGGCCATCACCAATGCCGTCTCTGTGGCTGGGTCTGCCTTAACAACGGGCGTACTAATAACACGAGAGGAAGATACAAGTGATAAAGAGGAAGATTAAGGACGCAATTCTTTTTGAACAAGGTCAGTATGCAATGGCAGAAAAGTTTGAAAGATTTACTAATGCTGCTAACAATGACACTGTTACTAATAAATTTGCTAAGAAAATGATGGACAAACACCGCGTCGGCCTAGAACGAGCATGGCAAGAATTAAAGGAGTTAGAGAATGAAGAAAAGAGCTAATAGCGTTGGATACTTCAGCGCCTACTACCGTGGGCTTGAATGTTTGCTCAGAATGTGGCCTAAAATAAGAGAGGAAGTACCGGATGCGACGCTCGACGTTTACTACGGCTGGGAAAGCTGGATTGCGCTCGAAGGCCAAGACGATTTCTACGAACGGATGGAGCGGAAGTTCGCTGATCTCGCTAGCCACGGTGTCACTGTCCATGGACGCGTATCTCACGGGGAACTTGCACGAGCGATGGGGTCTATCCAGGTCTGGGCCTACCCGACCGATTTCCCCGAGATTCACTGCATCACAGCCCTTAAAGCGCAAGAAGCAGGTTGCTGGCCGGTATGTACAACGGTTGCCGCGCTCCCCGAAACTGTCCAATGTGGCGACAAAATCCGCACCCAGCGCATCTATAACGACGAATACAAGCAAGAGCAGTTCATCAAAGCTGTCGTCGCCGCGCTCCGCGAAGGTAAAACCGGTACCCCAGTCCCGAACTGCGATTGGTCCGATGTCGCCCAAGACTGGCATAAACTCATAACGGAGAAATTGCATGAACGGAAGACTAGCCAAACGGTTACGCCGCGAAAACCCCGACAGCAAGCCAAAACAGCTGTCTAGACCCTTCATGGCGATGGTGCCTGAAGGTGAGATTGGAGAGGACGGCAAACGCCAACTGATCCCGGTTGCCATCCCCCGCCACGCCCGGCGGCTGATGTTACGCAAGATGAAGACTGACTACAGGAAAGGACGCCTGAATGGTAGGCCAGAATAAAGATACTGAGTTCCAAATTGAAAATTACGAGGAATTTTATGAACACCACAACTTTCAGCCAATTGCTGAGAAAGACGTATTTATTGTCCACGAACTTATCCCACGGTTCGGCTGGGCTTTTGACCAAATTGAGGGACTGGGGGCAAAGCATATACTGGACCTTGGTTGTTTGGATGGTTCTTTCCTCCTCACTTGTGCGCGACATCTTGACACGGTTGGCACTGGCATTGATCTTACGATGGACGGTGTACAGATCGGCAAAGAACGTGCAGCAAAATATTCTCTCCCAGTCTACTTTCACCAAGGAACCATTGAAGCGCAAATCCGAGGGTTCAAACCCCACTCCTTTGACGTAGTCACCATGTTCGAACTGATCGAGCATGTCAAGGATGTCCCTGCCGTGCTGAAGGCAATTGACCGGGTGCTTAAGCCCGGCGGCTCCGTGCTCTTGTCTACTCCGGCCTTTGAATCACCGGCCTATGGCATGAACGACGAGCAGAACAAGTGCCATATCCGTCTCTATACTACTAGACCAGAAGATTACGATGCTGTCAATAAGTTCGGTCATACCCGTCACGCCACTTCGATCTACCGCGAGATTGGTGCCGACCGGATCAAAGAGTGTAGCATCCATAACCAGCTCATCAATGTCCGCTACCAGTAAACCGCTGCCGAAACGCAAGAAGACCGCAAGTGCCCAGAAGGTACTAGCGGTTGACTTCGACGGCGTCATCTTCGACCCCGCGACTAACACGCTGCTCCCCGGGGCTCTTGACTACCTCAATATGCTCACCCGGCGCTTCAAGGTCATCATCTTTAGCTCCCGTGCTGCTACTCCCGCTGGAGCTCAGTTTATCCGTGACCTTTTGCAGTACCATCTCATACGCGTAGCCGAAGTCACCCCCATGAAACCACTAGCCGATCTGTACATCGACGATAAGGCTGTCCACCATACTGATTGGGAAGACACCTTACAACAAATCTCTCAGCGGCTAAACTTGTCAATTAACCTAGTTTAGTGTATAATGTAAGTAAATGTAGACCTCTTAGGTCAAACTTACAACACGAAAAACAAAAAAGGAAATCCAATGGCAAAAGCAAAGAAACTGCCGAAGCCCGACTTTACAGACGGTGCGACGTGGCAACAACGGTTTGAGAACCGCAAAATTAAGCAACGTCAGATGTTCGAAGATGCCGCCAAGTACTACGACATCATGTACGCTGTCCAAAACACCCAGAAAATCTCGCCATGGAAGTCGAAAGTCTATGTACCAGTACTGGCTAGCAAGGCGTGGGACCTCATTGCTCGCATGTCAGATGTGGTGCCATTATTCCAAGTCCAGATCAGAAATGAACTGACACTCGACGATGACGGCAATTTCACCAAAGAACAGGGCGTCACCGAACGGGAAGACCGTATCGAGGCCAAGCTCCAGTACGATTACGAAAACGGTCACACTATACCGATGAAGCTCAAAGTCTTTGATTCACTAGTAGACGCTGTCGTGGCCGGAACCGGGTACGCCTATGCGCCGTGGTGCTTCGAGGAAAAGAAGAGTTATGCCCGTGAGTTCGATGAAGCCGGGAACATGGACAATGAGAACGTCACTATTAAAAAACAGCAATCCGGCTACAATGAGTTCAGACCAATTAACTTCTTCAATGTCTTCGTGGCCGACGCCCCGAGCTTCTTTGAGGCTCCTTATCTGATTATCCGGGGCTACCGCCCTAAAGTGGACATGGAGATCGAAGACATCTACGAGAACCTCGATCAGTGCGACAGTGGTCCCCGCCAACCCGTCGATGAGTTCACCCTCTATGACATGTCACGTGACCGCGTCCTGAACGAACTAGACATGGTCTCGATGGATGAGACGGTAGACATGATTACCTACTACGAGTGCTACGAACGTACCGCCGATGGTATAGTCCTGACGACCTTCGCCGAAGGGTTGGCTAACCCAACCGACGATAAGGGCAGCCCAAGCGACACGACCGCCCGCCAACAAGACTCTCACCCGTGGGTGCAAATCCGCAAACCATCCGTTCCCTATTGGCACAACATGTTCCCTGCGGTGCCGTTCTATATCCGCCGCAAGAGCTTCAGCCCATTTGGTGAATCGTTGTTTGAGAACAACCGCACCCTCCAGAGTGCTACCAACGACCTGTTCAACCATTACCTCGACAACTGGAACCTGTCTATCGACTCCATGCTGATGTACGAGGATGGGACACTAACTAACGACTTCATTATTGAACCGGGTGGCGAGATCACCTTCACCGGCGAACCCCCAAAGCAGTTCAAGTTCCCCGAGCCGAACCCAACCCAGCTCTCCCTCGTGATGAGCGTGTTGGAAAAGGGCATCGAAAACGCTACTTTCAGCCAGTACGCTTCGGGCGTCCCCGATAGCTCCAACGATAAAACGAAGGGCACTGCATATGGTGTCCGCAGTATCACTGAAGCCGCTACCACTAAGATTGGCTTCATGCGCGATAACTTCAAGCAGTCGATGCGGATTCTCGGTCGTATCTGGCTAAGCAACCTGCAACAGTTCGCTGATGATCCGTCAGAGATCAGCCGCCGACAGAATGGCAAACAAGTACCTGATGTGGTACTACCAAGCGACTACCAAGGCGAAATGGACCTTGACATCGACGACGACTCGATGACGCCGCTTTCGAAGCAGGACAAGATGGATGCCAATGACCGCTTCCTCACGACCATCCTGACCCTCCAAAAAGCTGCTATTCAACAAGCAGGGATATTCAAACAGATGTCCGACATCCCGCGCTTCAACTTCAACGAGTTAGTAGAAGATACCGCCGAGCTATTCAGCAAGCGCGACATCAATGATCTCATATTAGACAATACTGTGCAGGTTCCACAAGACGACCAAAAGAAGGACCCCAAAGAACTAGTAACCTTTAACTATAAGGACGCTGGGCCATACATCCAGTCACAGATCGAAGAACTATTCGGATTCCAACCAGACCCGGAGCATAGCCTTGAAACGACTACGAACGCAATGCAACACGGGCAACAACAAGGGCAAATAGAAGGAGCTTTAGTTAATGGACAACCAACCCAACAACCTAACGGAAACGGAGCAGGAACTAGCCAAACTGGAGTTCCAGCTTAGAGAATCAGTCGCCGCAGAGCACTTCTTTGAGACGGAGAGCGGCAAACTAATTGAGAAGCTATTGTCGGCCGAGATTACGGCTGCTCTCGCTAAGATCGTCGGTGATGAGTTTAAGAAGGACCACACCGGCTATATCAATGAACTGACGTGGCTACAGGCTAATAAGCGCCTGCTTCGCAAGTTGCAGATTGCCGCTTCACCTATCCGTCGGTCTAAGATTCAAGAGCGCCTCGACCAACGTGAAGAGGAACTAGGGAATGAATCAACAACCGCTTGACATTGGTAATGGGATAGGTTATAATGTAAGTAACAATGGTGACTATGAACTCATTGATATGTCTCAGGCCGAGCCAATCAATGATCTCGAATGTACACACGCAACACTGATCCCGGACCCCGAAGACAAAATCGGAGACGCAATATACTACGGGTGCTCGAATCTCAAGTGTGGCCGTGGTTGGTACATCCGCCCACATGCAAATAAAAACATTACGTAAGGCTTTTATAGCTTACATGGAGACAAAATGGACCCAATGCTTGACGGTGTGCTCGATATTGTAGACACCGAAGTATCTGCGCTTCACAGCACAGAAGCACCTAAAAAAGAATCTGTCAAACCTGAAACAAAAACAGAAACAAAAACTGAAACGGCTGAAGAGCCAAAAACAGAAACCAAGACAGAAACAAAAACAAAAACTGAAGCTCCCGAAGCTGAAGACGCCGATGATGCGGTAGAAGACATACAGGATTTTTCCCGAACTCTTCCTAGCGAGTCAGAGACCGAAGAAGCAGATGAAGCTGAAGATGCACCTTCAAATACTGAAACAGAAACCAAAACCGAAGTAGCAACGACGCCCGAAGGCGACGAGGTAACCTTCAGCCCAGTGCAACCGCCGCAGTTCAATTCACCCGTACCGCATTACAATGCGAACGGCGAGATTGACAACATGACGCCGCAACAGTATGAACGATATATTACTGAGCGAGCGAAACATGAAATGCGCGTGGAGACATGGATGCAAGACTCCGAGAACAAGGCGTTAGATGCGGCTGAGAAGATCCTACCGGAAATTAGAACGAGTCCTGCGATTCGTCAGATGGTAGAAAACGCTCGGATCGCTGCCGTTCTGCGTAACGAAAGCCTCAACTCGTTTGAGGCCGCCAAGCTTGTGAAAGAGGCACTCGGGTTGACTAACGTCACCCAGAAGCTCTCGCTAGCCCGCGCAGAAGGTAAGGCTGAAGGCGCAAAAAGCGCTAAGGTCTCTATCCAACGCCAGAAGGCTGCTACCGTGGAAACCAAAGGTTCCGCTACCAAGAAATCTGAAGCACCCGCCCGAGACCGCCAGCTCTCGAAACGGCTACAGATGGGCGACGATTCAGCATTTGCTGAACTGTTCGACGAGTTTC